GTAGTGTCACTGTTGGTGCAGATTAACTGGAGGCAATTATGACTATGGAAGCATCATTTAATTACAAGATCAATATCAACGAGAACCTGGTTCTTTCTTTCCGTTCCTTTTACAACGGCGAGAAGTGGAATGGTAATCCCGAGGGTGAGTTCACCTTTACCACTCCTAATACTCAGGATTCTGTCAGAATCCGGCTTACGGAGATGGATGTTCACAATCTTTATCAGGCATGTCACAAGATCACGGCCATGATCGACTGTGTTCCCAACCGTCTTAACTCCCATGAAGTGGACCTGTAATGCTACCTGAAGATGAATTCGATTGGCTATTAGGTTACGAATTCGTTGATGGTAATCTCATTCACCCGGATGATGAGGAATGTTATGGATGTGAACCCAATGAATACGAGGTTGATCCGCAATACGGACCCCTCGACCGCCACGGCTATTAATAATCTCTATGATCGGGGAATCATCAATGATTTCTCCGAAGATGGATGGGTTCTTTATAACCGTGAGTGGTATCCTTACACAACTTTTATCGAAAGGTACAATCTAATTCATGAGTCTATTTAATACTGTTGGTACTGAGATTTCTGGTATGACTTTGGACGAGGCTATGGCCAAGGCCAAGCTCAACTGGACCGTTTCCAAGCGTCCTGTGTTCTCTCTTTCCAATATTGGTGACAACTATATTGGAACCAGCAAGCACTTTGCCATTGCCCGTGACGATAACGATCACATCCTTGGCATCGTTGGTACTGACTACCAGCCTATCCAGAACTCTGAGCTCGCCTATATGTGCGAGCGTATCCAGGGTACGGATGTCGTAGTCGAGACTGCTGGATCTCTCAATGGTGGTGAGCGTGTCTGGATTCAGATGCGTGGCAATCCATTCGGAGTTGGTCCCAAGAGTGATGAGAACATTCCCTACTGTGTCCTTACCAATGGACACAATGGTATGCATCCTCTTGATGCTCTGCCCACGACCTACCGTGTGATTTGTCAGAACACTTTGAATATGGCACTTGGTCAGGCCCGTAAGAACAAGATGATGATTTCCATCAAGCATTCGGGCAATGTCCAGAGCCGTATCGAAAGTCTGTACAATGCAATCGCAGAGTTCCGGGATCGGACGCAGAAGTTCCATAGCAAGGCCGATACCCTTGCTCATCGCTCTGTTAATGTGGAGTTCGTCCAGAAGTTCTGGACTGAAATCTATGCCAACATGTTCGGAGATGTCTGGGAGAACCCAACCTGTCAGGATGATGAGCGAGATAACCTCAAGGCATCCTCAGTTCTCACCAAGTGGTCTAACACATTTGATCTGGAGTCCAAGGAGTCAGGAGCTAACCTCTGGACTGCGGTAAATGCAGTCACTCATTGGCTGGATCACAATCAGCTGTATCGTGGTAAGAACAAGACTGAGAATCGCTTTGTCGATACTCTGTATGGTAATGGTGCTAAGGAGAAGATCAAGGTCTTCGATCTTGCACTCTCGTATGCTTGACTCGGACCCCAAGGGAGAAATCCCTTGGGGTTTTTTATGCCTTTAGTTCTAGATGTAACCGTTCGTCTTATCCAGTACACCGATACTGGTAAATCTGTACTTCCTTATGTAGAAGAAAGGGGGTTTATCCAAGTTGAACATCTACCTGAGAACCTACCAACTACCAAGGATGGTCAATCCTTTTGTAGATCGGTGCTTCAAGATTGCCTCAATAGCAAATCATTGTGCAATAAGGACTGATACCCTGGTGGTTCATTTCTTCGATGAAGATCCTGAACCAAGATGGATTACTCCTGAAACGGATTACAAATGGTGTCCATACTTCTGTGAGTTGCATATTGGTACAACCGAATATGGGATTAGAAATTTAAAGTTGTTGGTTGACAATCTCCCAATGCCTAGTTATTATAACAAGAAATCCAGATACTTCTGGGGTTTGAGTTGTGGTCTATGGCCTAAACGTAGAGATTGTGTGGATAATTGTAGTAAAATTTTAACAGAGTTATTTAATTTTCCAAGGTGTTACTCAACACCAGATAGGTTAATGAACAATGCCAAAGATTGGAAACGCAGGATTCGTGGAACTGATTGACTTCATGGGTAATGATCTTACCGTGGTCAATGCAGCCCGTGTATCCTTTGATAAGATGTCTCAATGGGATCAGATCATGAAGCCATGTGAGTTTGGTCTTTATGAAGTTGAGTATGCTCTCAAGCCCAAGGACAAGAAGCTAATTGAATATCTTGCTAAGCATAAGCATTGGACTCCTTTTGCACATTGTCAGATTACAATGCACATCAAGGCACCAATGCCTATTAGAACCCAATTCTTCAAGCACAAGGTCGGTTTTGTAGAGAATGAGGTGTCTCGACGCTATGTTGATAATCCACCTGAGTTCTTCAAGCCACAGTGGTCTGCTCGACCTGAAGGTTCTATGAAGCAAGGAGCGGGAGGTTTGCTTAATGACGATAATTATAATAGAGCTCAGTATGCGTATTCGCAAGCCATTGATGCTTGCGAGTTCGCTTATAAGCAGCTACTGTCTTTCGGCGTAGCCCCAGAACAGGCAAGGTTTGTTCTGCCCCAGGCTACTTATACGGAATGGTACTGGACAGGTAGTCTTGCTGCCTATGCACGATTCTATCAGCAGCGCACTGATCCTCATGCCCAAGCTGAGATTCGTGAATACGCCGAGGCAATTGGCACGGAAATTGCTCCGTTCTTCCCGGTATCTTGGAATGTTCTTGTGAATACAAAGCAAGATGCCTGATGGTCATGCATGTAGCTATGCTACACCCATTAATAAAGGAGCCATATGCTAGAAGCATGGAAGAATCTAACTAAAGAAGAGCAATCTCGTAGGACCACAACTCAAAAGGTCTATGAAGAAGAGCTGCTGGAGAACGGTGTTGAGAAATACTGGAAGGAATATAACCGTGCAGTTGATGAAGGAAAGCCTGAGCAACTTCTGTTGGAAAGTGCGGTCATCCATCTCACTCCTTATTATCAGAAGTGGATTGATGAATGTACTAATAACCGTAAGTCGCCTGATTGGCTAGCTCCTTTGCTCTGTATCGGAGCCGCCAAGATGGCAGACATTACAATCCGTAATGTCATGCGTCTGTTCCTAAATAGAAATACTTTGCAGAACTTTGACGATACCATCGGCATTCCTAGCAATGCACCTGTTGCACAACAGGTTGCCAAGCTTATTGCCGAAGATGTCGTTTCAATTGTTTCATATCAGCAAGCAAAGAAGCGTTTCTCAGACGATTGGCGTAAGCAATCAAAGTTTATTAAGAACTGGACCGTCAAGCGATGCAAGGCATTCACCAAGAAGGTATCCGAGATTCCTAAGCTAAAAGCCAAAGAAAAGGAAGATCTTGGTCACAACATGCTGAGGATTGCCCTGCTGTCTGATATCCTTGTCAGTCGGGTTCATTGGAATGGTAAGAACAAGAAGATTCTGCTGGTTAGTTTTGCTCCTTGGATTCTCAAGGAACTAAGCAAGCGGCATGAGATGCTGGAAACGGCCTGTCTTGTCTATCGTCCAATGATCTGTCCACCTGTCAACCATACCAAGGAAGAGGATGGTGGATTTCTGTCGCCTTGGATTAGAAAGAAGATGATCAAGCGATATCATCCAGTAGGTGCAGATCCCAAGGATTGGGATTCGCGTCCTTCTGATATGGTCCTTCGTGGTCTTAATGCCCTAAGTAATACCGAGTGGTCAATCAATACCAAGGTATATCAGGTCATGAAGACCATGTTTGAGAATGATTATCGACTCGCTAATCTCCCTGCGTATACATTCAGGGACTTTGCATTCTCTCGTCCTTATCCTGATGGTGGCAGCAAGGAAGAACAGGCCAAGTGGATGCAGGAATCCAATGAAGCTTGGGGTGAATGGTACAAGGAAGAACAAGCACGATCAAGAATGATTGTTCGTCTTGAGCTTGCTAAGAAGATGAACCATTGGGGATTCTTCTACATGCCATATACCCTGGACTTCAGAGGTCGTGCCTATTCTGTTTGTGAATTGCTATCGCCCCAGGGCGTAGACTTTGATCGTGGTCTTGTTCAGTTTGGAGTTCCACGAAAGCAAACAGAGCGTGGTATGTTCTGGCTGAAGGTTCATATCGCCAATCTATTTGACCAAGACAAGAAACCTTTGGCGGATCGTGTGATGTGGGTAGATAATAATATTGATAATCTACTTGCCATTGCCAAGGATCCATATAAAAATCGTGATTGGATTGATCCCAGCAAGAAGAAGAACAAGTCTTTCCAACGCCTCGCAGCAATCTTTGAACTTGCCCGTGAGGATGGAATGACACAGCTGCCAATCCAGATGGATGGAGCCAATAATGGTGGTCAACATTGGGCTGCAATTATGCAGAACAAGAAGCTTGCAATACTGACAAATCTGATCAAGTGCGAAGCACCCCAGGATCTCTATCAGTATGTGGCAGATGCAAGTACTGACTTCATGAAGGCCCATCCAGAGAACAGGTGGTATCCTGTATTCTTGGAGAACTGGGAAGGCAAGCTGCCTAGGTCTGTAACCAAGCGTCCCACAATGTGCGATGCTTATGGTCTTACATTCTACGGTATGCAGAAGTATGTAAAGCAGGAAGGACATGTTGATTGGGTTCCTAAAGAATCCAGAGGTGGTGCTGTAGTTGAGCTTAGCCGTGCTATTCAGTCCGGTCTGGGCGAGACAATGGAATCACCAAACAAGGGTAAGGAATGGCTAAGAGAAGTAGCAGATATTCTCAATGCCATGAACAAACCCTTTGTATGGACAACTCCCAGTGGGTTTGAAGTTCATCATGTCTACAATCAAGTTCTTGAGCGAGTCTCCTATGCCGAGCTGTTTAATAGGCAGCAACTGGTATTCTCCACTGTTACGGAGGATCTGGATGCCAAGGCACAATACCTTGCAATCTCGCCTAACTTCATCCACTCGTTGGATGCAGCTCACATGTTCATGACTATTGACGAAATGCTAGATGTGGGTATGTTTGCATTTTCATTCGTCCATGACTCTTATGGAACCTATGCACCAGACATTGACAGGATGCATGAGATTCTAAGAGAGAAGTTTGTACAGATTCATCAGGAGAATCAACTTGAAAAACTCAAGAAAGAAATCGAAGAACGATACGGAATCTACCTCCCGCCCGTCCCCGAAAGGGAAGGGGAGTTCCAAGTCGAAGAAGTCCTTGAATCAAGATACTTCTTTGCCTAAGAATGTTTCGTATCCAGACAAGGTACCGCGTCTAGTCAAGGTTACTTGGATAGACGCAATGACTATTGGTGGGGCTGAGTGGTTGGAGAAGGATGCTGCTAAGTCATCAGCTAAAGAACCATTACCAATGATGTTAACTGTTGGGTTTGTCTTGCATCACGACGAAGAACAAATCTCCATTACATCTACAATCGGCCCCGGTGAGACTGCTCAGGTAAATAAAATACCTAAGCGGATGGTGATTAAGATTGAGGAAGTGTAATGGCAGAGCAAAAGAACATTCGTAAAAAGGATCTTCGTGAATTCAATCCTGAAAAGTACAAGAGAGAACAGGAAAAGAAACGAAGACAACAACACCGCCGTGAGGCAAGGAACAAGAGATATGAACCCAACATCTAAAGTATCGTCCCCTAAGGGGACCGCTGTGGAACATCTCAATAAATGGCAACGCCTTCATCTTGAAGGTAAGTTCAATGTGTATGAACCCATCCCACAAGAATATGGCGAACCACTTCCTCCACTAGCAGTACAATGGAAGGAAGATGCCAAAAGGAGATTTGGTAAAAATGAGAACTCTGGTAATCGGTGACTTGCATTGTCCAGCAGACCATGAAGATTATCTTCTGTTCTGCCAAGACATGAAAAAGAAATACAAGACAAACAATACCGTGTTCATTGGTGACATCATTGACCACGAAGCAATCTCAGCACACGATAAGAATCCCAATCTTCCCAGTCCACTTGATGAACTGGCCCAAGCAAGGGAATGCATCAACAAATGGTATCGTGCTTTCAAGAATGCTTCCGTGTGCATTGGCAACCATGATGCACGGGTACATAAAAAGGCATTGAAGAATGGAATTCCTGAGATTTATCTTAAGTCTTATCGTGATGTCTATAACACTCCTACTTGGAATTGGGATTATAATTTTGAGTTTAATGGTGTTTGGTATACTCATGGTGATGGCTGGGGTTCTCAGTATCCTGCGTTCAATGCAGCCAAAGCAAGACTACAATCCGTAGTATGTGGACATCACCATAGCATTGCCAGCATTAACTGGATTAAAGGCCCGACAACCATGTATTTTGGTATGAATGTTGGCTGCGGTGTTAATCAATCACACCCTGCACTTGCATACTCAAAGCCACACCT